TCAATTACAGAAGCAGATCCATAATCAACAAATTCAAACAAACTTCTGCGAATATCAGATCCCAACAATGGATTAAAAAATCTTTCAGTTGGGATTGTTTCTACTAAATTTCGAATGGATCTAATAATCGCATTTTGATTTTTTAGTATTGGTAAATCCTTTGTCACTGGATGTGGTTCAAAGGATAAACTAATATCTTTAAATGATCTAGATATCCTTGTGATTGCCATTGGGCTAATAAATTTTCTTCAATTATTTATGTCTATTTCCAAGAATATCCATAACTTGGTTCTGTTCCATACTCCCAATCGTCATAGTCTTGATCATTTCTAATAGATTTGTGAAATTCAGTTTGTTCCTTTAAATGATGTTTTTCTGTTGGAAGATCATCATGCATAATTTCTTGAATTACCTTCTTTTTTTCATGAAGACCATAATCTGTAACTAATTTTGAGGTTCCCCACATTTGATGCATGTAATTTGAATCTCTATCAACTGGTAAATTAGACATTTTAGCTCCTGTTTTTATTAAAAACAGAACTTTTTTGATAGGAGGTTGCTATCTCCTTATTTTTATTTAACGATTTAAATATCTTAATGTATAATTGTCCGAATTTAGATATTTAAGTAACTCAATAGCAATTAGTTTTGGATTTTTTTCCCCACAAGTGTACACATCTATAGCAAGACACCCATTTTCTGGCCAAGTATGGCAAGAAACATGACTCTCTGCAAGTGCAATTACTATCGTACACCCCTGAGGAATGAAGCAGTGTGAAAATATGTTTAAAATTGTCATTTCAGCACGATGAATACCTCTTTCCATTACTTTCTGAAGAGATATTACGTCATTTATAAGTTTAAAATCTACATCATACACCTCTAAGAGTAGATGATTTCCCATTGAGAATTTTTCCAAGGCACAAAATTAATTAACGATTATTTATTTTATGTAGAAACCTTTGCGAAGGTAGTCATTATCTTTTACAAATTTCATATTTTTAATATTTTCATCGTCCCAAACGGGTATTGCAACCGAATTACCATATCTAAAATCTGGATTTTGGCGAAAATGTACCTCAATTAACTTATCATCAATAAATTCACAATTAATCCATTCATAATTACCCTTTAGTTCTTTTAAAATTTCAGGAAATTCGACGTTTTTTTCTATTTTTTCCCATTTATTCCACTTATAGTAAGGATCATTTTCATTTCGAGTACCTAAAACTACAAGGTCTGCCTCTTGATTTTTAAAATCCACACTTAAATGTTCACCAGTAAAAATTTCACACCAAAATTCTGCAGGATGAATGTGATCTGTGTATTTTTCGATCCATTCTTGACGAGCAAAGCGCCCCATACCAAGTAAATTGAATGATGGGCGAACAATATAAAAGTCGGGTTTTGGAACAGTAGTCCCAATAGGACCACATGTATAACCCAAAACCCGACTTAAAAATAATTTATTGTATATCCAGAGGTCTGATGGATCTATTGAATTCCATTCATCGTTTCCCTCCAGATGATACATTATCCTTTACCTTGTCCCCTATACTTTTTACGAGCACCATTGCGAGACGTAGCAGAATATTTTGTACCTGCTCCATCACCTTGAAGAGTTTTTTTAGGTGGTCCAGGAATATAAAGTTTTCCTTTGCTTAAACTGCCAACTTTTGCTTTTGCCATAATTATTCTCCAATAATTTCAGTTATGAGGTCTTCAGGAAGTGGAGAACCTGACTGATAATACTCAATTGCCAGGTCCTCCATTGTATTGAAATATTCTTCTTCTGTAAGATTGCAGTAAATTTTACGACCTTTACAAAGGATATTGTATAATTCGTTTTTACTTGCCATTTTTGTTTCAGATAACTCTTGTTTTTTCGTGACCAACTCGTACCCGAGGATCACACCAAATTTCAAATCCTGCTTCTTTTGCATCGAGGCAGAAACTTACGTCTTCTCCGCACATATCTTGTACATCTCCAGATTCGAATACTTGCATCTTTGGAGCAAACCAAGGATACTTCATTTCTGAATGTTCAAATACACCGTGCTTAATGAGAAGCCAACCAAATCCAGTATAATCGACTGTAAATGGTTTACGACGCTTTGAAATACTTTCAATGGTTTCGTGATTCATGACTCCACCATTATTGCGGAAATCATCTTCTTCTAACCAATGCGCCACAGAAGTTGTATGACCATCTTCTGTACAATACCAACCTGCAGAAATATCTTTGTCTAAGAGAACAAGTTGATAGAATTTTTCCGTATTGAAGATAATATCGGAGTCAATCCAAAGTTGATAATCGTAGGGAAGTTTTCCATCCCATGGTAGTTGATCTGGACCTCTAAGAACATTTGCCCCAAGACATTTGCAACGGGCAAAGTTAACCATGGAAGAATAATCTTGAGAAATTTGAATACTTGCTCCGTTTTGAACGAGATCGAAACAGAGTTGTACGAAATTCTTCAAATATGCATAGGAAACTCCTCTACCAGGAAGACAAAATACAATTGATTTGCCCCTGACCATTTCCCTTGCAAGATCATAGTCCCATTCCTGTTCTGGTTTGGAGGTCACTGGTGATTTTGCTTTTACTGTAAATCCTTTAGCCATAATAGAATGTGTTTACTTCAGTATCATACCTTATTATGTATTGCATGTCAATATGACGAGTTTAGGGAAATTTCTTTTGATGTGAGAACTTCCTCATAATTAATATCTTCTATTTGAATATCGCAAGAAACTATACTTAAAAAATTTCGAATTGTGTCTAAGGTGTCTTTAAATTCACTCTCATTTAATGAATGGTAGATGCATTTATCTTTTATGTAAATGTGATATAACTTCTCAATCATTTTTATATTCTCTGAGGACGATTTCATTACTTTCTACATCAAATTCTATATCAGTATCTTCATACCAAGAAAATTCGTTAATGATCCATTCTGGAATTGTAATGTAATAATTTCCATCAATTGGATTAACTTGTATTTTTTCAATATTTTTTCCGGAATTTTTTTTCATATTTCCAATCATGTTTTCATTTTATATATGACCTTATGAGTTTATTTTTACCCAGGGAAATTTTTTTGTTTTGAGTCTTATATTTACTCGGGAAATTTTTTTATTTCGAGTCTTATATTTCTTTCGCTTTCGTAACACTTTGTAGGTTAGGGGAGGTTAGCGTTTTTAAAACGACCCATGACCCGCCCCGCCACCGCCAACCGACCCATAAGGACTGCCAAACACGAACGAATAAGGGGGAGGATTGCGCCTCCCCCGATTATACTTAGAGTCCGAACTTCTCCCTGCAGATAGGACCGATTCCCAACTCAATTGAGAGAGGATTAGTTAACTCACGAGCGCAACAGGAGCAGGTTCCTGTCTGCTGACCGTACAACTTAGCGGCAGCGTAAGGATCAGCGGCAGCGGATTGCACTGACTGAATGAGCGCCATTTCACCTAAGTTGGTTGCGTTAGATGTAATCCAACCGAGGTAAATGTTACTCATGGTGCCCCACTGATTCACCTCTTTATCATGAGAGAAAATATAAACCTTGCCCTGATACTTAGAGGGTTTCACAATAAAGTCGGTGAACCGCATTGTAATACGCTTCAGACCCCTATTCTGTGCTTCCTCGATTGCATTAACGATTCCGCTAAAGTTATAAACAGTGGCGGCATTGTGGCGGATGATAGGATGGCGCATTGTGCTTACCTTAGGTTTGGTTTGAGTGAAATAGGGGCGGAAGATCCACCCCTAGAGTGTAACTAACTCAGGAACAGTAGCGCCCCACAACTACAGTGCCATCGTAGTTGTACTTCATCACAACCCCTGAGAAGTAGGAGTCTGAACTATACCCATCCCAACCATAAAGGTGTTCATGAGGTGCAGCAACGACCCGAATAAAGTCGCCCACAGAATACCAAACTCCCCTGTATTGAAAAAACTCTGTAGAATCAAACTCGTCTTCGGTAAGGTAGTCGAACTGTTCGCGCAGTTTGCTATAAAGAGTGCCTGGATTTAATGCCCCAAACCCTGGCAACCATTGCCCCATAATGCATTCGCGGGGAATGAAATTAGACTTAATTGTGACAGTCATGGCGTGAAAGTGTAGGGTGAAAGGTGAAAGAAAGGGAGGAGATTAACCTCCCTTAAGTGTATCTCAAAAGTTGTCAATCAGATACTGGCGGCGACTCTCACGGGAGCGTAATTCTGCCAGAATCTCATCGTAAAGTGTAGCGTTCTCAACCGTAATAGGTTGACTCTCTAACCAGTAAATCTCCTCCCAAAGTTCATTCGAGCACTTGTCAATAAAAGCGGTGGCAATCATCACGGCGTGAAAGTGTTGTGGTGAAAGGTGAAAGAAAGGGAGGCGATTAACCTCCCTTAAGTGTAACTTAACGGTCGGACTTTCTAACAGTAATGAAAGGAGATCCGATCGATTCCTCACACTTACCCTCAGAGACTCCAGTCTCTTTGAGAAGTGTGATCTGAGCGTTTAGCGCCTTATCTGTAACCTTAACGGTGCGCCTTCCCTTGTTAAGTGTAACCGAACCCCAGCAAGTTTTAACCGTTTGGGGTTCTTCAATCAGCGCAACTAGTTGCGCTTTGAGAGAATCAACGCGCTGTTTAGCAGCGTCTGCCTGTTGCATTGCTTCCAACAATTCGGGAAGCATTGTTTCAACTTGACCGACAAGAATTGTCATGGGTCTGTGAAAGTGTAGGGTGAAAGTGTAACCGAATGGCGAAACTTGAAAGTATTAAATAGCGCGATGGTTGCGCGTGGGATCCCGCCCGACACGTCGCCCGCGAAGCACAGCGCCTCCCGCGCTCCGCCCATCGCTCTATTCGGTTTTCAAGGTTCGCTCCGCTCACTGTACAGACACGCCGCGGATCCCACAACCCCTAAACGGTTCACAGTGATACCAAAAAACAGATCCGATTGATCAGTTCTGCTGATCAATCAGACCCTTGACGGGTGGGCGGTTGGCGTGGTTGGAATCGGCACCAGATAGAGTTAGGGTATAAAACTCAAACAGTGTTGTTTTAATTTAACTCAAACACCACTGATTTAATTTAACTCAAACAGTGTTGTTTTAATTTAACTCAAACACCACTGATTTAATTTAACTCAAACAGTGCTAAGTTACTTTAACTCAAACAGTGCTAAGTGAATTAAACTCAAACAGTGCTAAGTTACTTTAACTCAAACAGTGTTGTTTTAATTTAACTCAAACAGTGTAAAGTATAAAGAATTAGACAGGACTGAATGTAAAGAATAAACCACACCACTGACAATAAATTACATTCAATCCTGAGTAATTCTTTATTCTTTCTAATCCTAATCTATTCTTTATTCTTTCTAATCTATTCTTTATTCTTTATACTAACTCTGCAGGACTACCACAAGATTTGTAGAATGCTATCATTCTCTCTGCCTCTTCTATTGTTGTAAATGATTGTGTGCGCCATTCACAATTGTTGTATGGTGTTTGATACTTAATTGTGAAACCAATTGAGTTAATCTCACGGGTGTTGTTATGCATGAATCTAGTTGTGATTGTGTGTTGTTGTGTGTATCTCGATCGAGATTGTATGATGCACATTCTCGACGAGATTGTATGATGAATGTGTGTGCATCTCGTCGAGATAATGTGTGCGCTCTCGACTAGATTTTTGCCTTTGCTTTTCTTACATCACGAATGAAGTTTAG